GCTCTATGGAATGTCCGACGATCAGGCGGAATTCCAGATCCGCGACCGGTTGACGTTCATCCGCTTTCTCGGGCTTGGGCCCGGCGACGCGGTGCCGGATGCCAAGACCATCTGGCTATTCCGGGCCCAGTAAATCAAGACCCCATCGCCGATGAAGGGACGGGAATGATCGATGACGACTATATACTCTGAGTAGCATAACGGCGCCCTTCTGGACACACGTCCGTGTTTGGAGGGGCGCTATGCCTGTCCGATTTTCTCCACCCCAAGTCAAAATCTGACAGGCATAGCGAGTGTTCCATTTTCTATGGAGGACGTGGAATTACTACGCTTTGCCTCGAAAACGGTAACGTTCCCACCATAAGGATAGTGTGGTCGGAGCGCCAAGTAATGTCCCTTGGGATTGAATTCACGCCAGTGGTTAAGTCGATTGTCGGTGCCGGCGCCGGGGCTGCCGCACTGGCCGCGATCTGGAAGATTATCCGACTCCTGCAAGGGCCTGCGGCTGACAACAAGGTCAAGCTGGAGAAGCTTGGCGAGCAGATGGCCCACCTGGAAAGCCGGACCGCCGTCATCGAGAACACTCTCGTCCATATCCAGGCTTCCGCCGAGATCGCCCGCGAAGAACGTCGCGAGATCCGCGAGGAGTTCCTTACCGTTCGCGGCGAGCTTGGCGCGATCCGCGATGCCATCCTGCGGCTTGGGAAGGACAGGTAATGGCGTTCGACTCGACTGTCGGCGGCGCTGCCGCGAACTCCTACATCCCCGTCGCGACCGCGACGGCATACCTGGCCGACGTCGCGAACGACACCGCCTGGCTTGCCGCGACCGCGACCGAGCGCGAGACCGCCCTGGTCCGCGCGACCCGCTTCATCGAGAACCGCTACATCGGTCGCTGGCCCGGTCGGATCACCGAAGGCGCCCAGGCTTTGTCGTGGCCGCGCCAATACGCTCGCGACCGCGAGCGCCGGATGATCGCCGACAACGTCATCCCGTCCGCCGTCGTCGCCGCAGCCTCCGAGCTTGCGGTCATCGCGCTGACCGACCCGAACCTGTTCGTCAACCAGAACCGGACCGAAGGCGGGGTCAAGCGCGAGAAGGTCAGGGTCGGACCAATCGAGCAGGAGGTTGAATATTCGGGCTCCCTGTCGACCATCGACGTCGACCGCCGCGCCGACAACGTTCTGCGCACCCTGATCGGGTCGACCAAGCTGCGGCGGACGTAATGCTTACGGTAGCGCGCGTTAGCCAAATCGTCGAAGCGGGCTTTGAGGCAGCCGGAGACCTGATCCAGTCTGCGACGCTTGAGCGCGAAACGGGCGCGGCGTCCTACGACCCGGCGACCCTTACGCTGACTGCGGGGGTTATCTCGTCGACGCCTTGCCGCTTCCTCGAGGAAGAAAACGACAGCGACGCGGAAGACGCGGGCGCGGTCGAAACGCAATCGACCGTCGTCGGCTACCTCGCCGACCTGTCGGCGAACCACCCGAAGAACTCCGACCGTCTCCGCGTCGGCGCGGACGTCTACGTCATCGAGGACGTCGAAGACAGCTCCGCCGGGACCGGCCTCCTGTTCAAGGTCAAGATCAAGAGGGTCTGATGACCGAATTCAACATCGACCTGTCGGATATCGTCGACGCGATCAGCGACGAGTTAGATGAACTGGAAGAGGTCGTCGGGACGATCACCGGGCGTATCGGCCTTGAGGTAATCAGGCAGGCGGCAATCGGGAACCCAGTCGACACCGGCAGATCCCGCGCCGGATGGCTCATGTCGCGCGGCGCGCGGACCGGATACGCCCCGCCTCCTGGCGTCTACGACCAGATCGAAGGCGAGGTAGGTGCCGAGGCGATCGTCGGTCGAGCGGTCTCGGTAGCCGGCCAGCGTCTCGGCTTCGACTTGGTCATCGTCGAGAACAACGTTGAATATGTAGCGGACCTGAACGACACGCACCCGGTCGCCGCCGGCTTCGTCGATATCGCGGTCGCGAACGCCTCCGACATCCAACTGGGCGACATCTCATGAGCTTCAAGGCGACGACTTCCCAGACTTTGTCCGACTTTAGGGCGAAGCTCGACGCGTCCGCGTTCTCCGCGACGCCGGTCGCCTACCCGAACGTCCCCTTCGAACAGCCGGCGGACACGCCCTGGATGCGGATCAACGTCGTGCCCGGCGCGTCGCGGCAGCGTAGCATCGGCGGGATCACGAACAGCTGGCGCCAGGACGGCGGCGTGACGGTCCAGATCCGCGTCCCGGAAGGGAAGGGGACGGGAGACCTGTACGACTTGGTCGACGCGGTCGCGGGCTTCTTCCGAGGTCAGCAGACCGAGAACGTCCGATACCGGCAGGTCATCGTCAACGAAGTCGGCGCCGTCGAGGGCGGCTATCAGGCGAACGTCAGCATCACGTTCGAAGACTCCTATTTGTTCTGATCGTAGCCAATCCGCGAAGTTAGGACCGGAAAACCGTAGCGCGAGGCTCTCGGTTGCACGTTTGAACTTTGGGGATGCCTCCTATGCCCGTTACCGACTACGGCGCTGGCGCTGATACGTCGCGCTTTCAGCTTTACTTCCTGGCCGAAACCAACTGGGGCGTGACCCCGGCTGCGGCCCTGACCGAACTCCGCGTGACGGGCGAAAGCCTGAACCTGCAGGAGACCTCCGTCACCTCCGACGAGATCCGCTCCGACCGCCAGATCACCGACCTGGTGCGTACCGGCTTCGAGCCGAACGGCGACGTGAACTCCGAGCTGTCCTACGGCACGTTTGACCAGTTCTTCGAGGGCGCCTTCTTCGGTCAGTTCGCGACCGTGTACTCCAACACCCTGACCGTCACCGTCGCTGACGACGCCGGCACGGGCGGTTCGGTCATCTCCGATGACGGCCTCGGCGGCGTCCTGGGCGCCGGTATCGCGGCGGGCGCGTTCATTCGCGTTGCGGGTCTGACTACGAACGCGGGCGAGAACGGCTTCTATCGGGTCGAGAGCATCACGGACGGCGACACCATCGTCGTGACCCCGCGCATTACCGCTGTTGCGGGCGAAGCCGGCGTGACCATCGACAACGACGGCCACCTCGCCAACGGAACGACCGCGCACAGCTTCACGCTGGAGAAGAACTTCGCCGACGTCGGTCAGTTCTTCAGCTTCACCGGCATGATGGTGTCGGTCGCGAACCTGGACTTCTCTTCGGAGTCGATCCTGACCGGTTCGTTCACCTTCATGGGCCGCAATGGCGCTCGCGCCGGGGCGACCGTGGGGACCGGGCCGGCGGTTGCTGCGCCGACGACCCGCGTCGTCAACGCCGTGACGAACTTCGGCCAGCTGCGCGAGAACGGCGTCGGCATCGGCACCGAAGCGACCTACTTCGTTCAGTCCGTGTCGGCGACCATCGACAACGGCCTGCGGGGTCAGAAGGCCATCGGCGACGCCGGCAACGTCGGCGTGGGCATTGGTCGCGCGACCGTGACCGGCTCGATGACCGTCTACTTCAACGACGGTGCGCTCTACGACCGGTTCGTGAACGAGACCGAGACGCAGCTGAGCTGGGTGATCACCGACGCCGCCGGCAACAGCTACGCCTTCTCGATGCCGCGCGTAAAGCTGTCGAACGCCCAGGTCGTGGCCGGCGGCCCGGATCAGGACGTTCTCGCGACGTTCGACTTCCAGGCCCTGCGCGACGAGGTCTTCGGCGTGACCATCTCGATGGACCGCTTCGCTTTGGCCTAACCGATAACCGCAGAATTTGGTACGCCGTAACGGGGGCTTGTTACAAAGCCCCCGTTCGCTTTTCAACGACCCCAGCGACCACCAAGAGACCTTCGGGTCACTCGCGGAGTGAAAGGACGGCGGGACGCAAGCTGGGGGCGTCCCGCCAGTCCGCCCCAGCAGAGAAGGACTACCCAGATGGACTTCACCAAAACTTTCGCCACCGACAAGACCCTTGAGAACGAGGGCGTGGACGTCGCCATCGGCGACGGCGCCGTTGTCAAGATCTGCCGGATGGGCAACCCGGCCTGGAAGAAGGTCTTCGGCGAGAAGGTCACCCCGTACCGCGCCCAGATCCGCATGGGCAAGATGGACGAGGATCTGGCCGAGCGTCTGCACACCGAGGCCGTCGCCGAGACGATCCTGGTCGGCTGGTCCGGCTTCACCGACAACGGCGAAGCGGTCGGATACTCCGTCGCGAACGCCGTCGCGATGATGACCAAGTTCCCCGAGTTCAAGGCCATGGTGCTTGAGCTGGCCGGCGAGCGCGCGACCTTCCAGCAGATCGGTTCCGAGGTCGCCGAGGGAAACTGACCGACTACTTCCGCTGGACGCTTGAATGGGGCGACCGGATCGACTTTCTCAAACGGATCGAGAAGCAGACCGGTCAGACCCCTCAAGCCCTGCGAGACGCCCCTTCGCTCGACGACGATCAAGTAGTCTTCTGGAACGCTTATCAGAAGCTCTCGCCGTCGAGGCAGACGTCCGGGATGGGAGGCGGCGGTTATATCCCGCTGACGGAAATCGCCGCCTTCATCTCGATCTTCGGCCCCGAAGGTTGCGTCGACGCCGACGAGTTCGTCAGGTTCGTTCGGTCGCTCGACTCGGTCTACATCGAGGTCTCTTCCAAGCGGCGCGAACAGGAAGCGAAGAACCGGCAGAAGGCTGCCAAAGCCAAAGGCAAGAAGCGATGACAGGGCGGACCGCATCCGCCCTGTTCGC